CACTCTGCCCTCTCCTTCCACTTCAATCGAACCTGTACCCCAATTTGAAGCTGGAATGTTCGAAACTGGAAACGACTTTACAATGGTATTACCAGCTACCCCCGACCAGTCATCTGTTTCTCTAAAGATATACCCCTTACCACTAGCGTTTTTATTACCTACATGCACCTTCATGTCAGCATCTGGGTCTTTAACAGTTGTATATCTGTACATTAGACCGTTTATGTCTACACCAGCAATGCTAGGTAAGATACTATCCATGCCCCAACCTAAAGAAGTACTAGCCGCATTTCCTGTTGCACCGTATGTATAGGGGTCAGAGTAGGAATAAGAAGGCGAGAGTGCTAATGATAACACCCAAACCCATTTTAGTATCCGCATTTTCATCAAATATTTTCCTTATAGGATTGTTCTGATCGCGTTGTATTGCGTCTTCTACAGCTTCCATTTCCCATGCAAGTCTAGCTTTATCTCCCACTAACCCATCCTTGGGACAGGGCGTCCCTGCATTGAGCATGGCTTCAAACACTCTCTCGTCCTGACACATTACAGATACAGCCGCAACCTTCATACCCATGTCGTACATAGTCTTAGCGTTCTTAAGCTTCTCACAGTTCATGTCTCTAACAGTACGACCTGCTGAGATACCTAATATCTGTGTCTGTACCGCCCCTGCTACACCTACAGTACATAAGTCAGAGTTACTTCCACTTATCTGAGGAGAGATAGCTGATGGTGGTGGACTGTTAATTGTAGTCTCCATAGATCCATCAGAAGTTATTGTACTATTAGAGTCGGTGTAAATCGTATCGTCAGCATACACAGTACTACCAATTAGTAGGGTAAGTAGTATAAGTAAGGGTTTCATGGATTTCTTTCTCTTGCCATCCGTTCTATGGTGTCTCTTATAGCTTTTATATTCTCATCTATACGGGCCATAGATATAGCTTGTTGTTGAGAAGACCTCTCTGTAGCTTGTACTCTAGCTTGCAGTTCTATAAGGTCTTCTCTGTTACTTTCTATGTCGGACATCATCATAGATACAGTCCATACAATAGCCGCACCTTGTGTCATAAGACCTATAATTAAACCAATAGGTACAGTCTTAGACAAGTGCCAGTCTGATATAGTATTAGGATCTGCCATGTATTAAGGTTCTCCTAACGCAATTATGTGGCACTTACCAGTACCATAGTTATTAGCATTAACATGATGGAATTGACAACTAACAGCACTATTAGTATAAGATCTTATATAAAGATTACCATCCATATTTGCTCCAACATTTAATTCCATTGATACGTGGACTACGTATACGTCACTAAATGTCTTAGGGAACTGAACAGTAAAAGGACTGTTCTCTTGAGCAGTGAAAGTAACTCTACTCCATTGTACTAGCAGTCCGTTTAACTCCATGTAGTTATCATTACTGAAACCGTTTATGTCAATTAAGTTGTTACCGAAAGTATCTCCCCAAGATTTTAGTTTAGAGGGAGAGAATAAACTTTCTGTAGTGCTAGTACCAGCAGTCCAAGCAGATTGTGATTGATCTCCTAAGTTACCTATGTGAGTACCGTTTGTGTCTACAACTTTAGTGTCGTCAAATATTTCCCACTTACTGTTACTCTGATCTATATAAGCAACTGGTATCCAAGCATTGTTACCTTCGTTTCTTAACGACAATATATTAGTGCTTGGGTTGTACCAGTATTGATTTGCAAAGGAAGGTGATGGGGCAGTAGTTCCACTACTATTACTTGCAAGAGCCTGTAGTGCATTGTTAATATCACTTCTCGCACTAGAAGCTGTTTGGTTTGCTATTGTAAAGTCATGTTGTGACATTTGTTTAATACTCCACTGTGGCACTAAGTGCCGATATGTTGGGTGTTATCTTAGATTGTGTGTTTGCAAGTATAGCTCTAAATTGTATATACTGACCTACTACTTCACCTGATGCTGTAACGAAACTTGCATTGTTCATTTCACTTACAGTATTACCTGCTCTAACTTCAAAAGTAACAGAAAAATCATTATAGTTACCTGTTTCATTTGTCCAAGTGTCCCATGAGTCAGGCCATGTGTCCCAGTTATTAGGTATATCATCCCAGTTAACTTCACCGTTTACAGCATCTAAATGTTTACGTGTTACTGTAATAGTAGAGGACAACCTGACAGTACGGGGTGTTCCTACATCAAAATAACCTACACCGTTATGATCAAACTGGTATGTACCAGTAGAACCTGAGTTAGTGTATGTGGTCATAAATAAGTTACCACCAGAAACTGTTAAGTTGCTTTTTGATCCACTAAAGTTAGGACTTTCTGTGTGTGTAATACTCTGACCTAGACTTGGCAACTCCGAAGGTAAAACAATAGTTGAAGCCGCAGTAGTACTCTCGTTACCTGTCTTATCTACTGCTGATACAAAAAACTTACCAGACAACGCAGGGTATGATACAGATGTAGCAGGTCTAGCAACTTTATCTACTAAAACTAATGTAGAAGAGTCTCCATAGTTAGCTTGGTTGTTAGAAGAATAGTGTATCTTATAGTGTGATAAATCTAGTGCTGTAACAGGATTCCAAGCAAAGAATATAGTACCTCCAGATAATTGATGGTTAAGAGACGAAGGTGGGCTAGGGGCTGTAGTATCAGCAGTAACATTAAATGTAGTTACTTCTGGATCTCCTCTAAACCCAAGAGAGTTAACTCCTGTAACACTTACTGTATAGTTAATAGCTTGCTCGTTAATCTGAGGTACATCTATACCTACTATCTCAAACCTACCAGCGGCTATACCGTCATTTACTAATAGAGACTGTCCAACAGTCTTAAAGTCTGGCGCACCTGTTTGTTTGTATTTAACAATAACTGAGTCTAGTCTTTCTATTGCATCTGAAGTAACTTGAACAACAAGAACATTAACTACGTTCTCATTAACCTCACGATACTCTTGAGTTATACTAAGACCTATTGGTGGAACTTCATCAAAGGAATCTAAGGTAGTATTGTTACCCTCTATAACCCTTTCGTCTGAAGCACTAAATCCAAACGCCGCTGAACTACTCTCTTTTAAAGATAAAGCAATTCTCATGTCGCCTTCTTCTGCATTAGGAGAGAGTTTCCAGTTTATTACCTCAAAGGTTTTTTCACTTCCCTCAGGCCATCCGTATCTCTCATTTCTAATTTTTATGAAGTCTCCAACCTCTACGTCAAATGCGTTCATTCCAAACTCTGCGTTTAAAGTAAGTTGTTCTCGACTTCTGTACAGAACTTGTTTAGCTACTCTTTGTGCTGTTAAACTATCTGTAGTGTAAGGTAGAGGTAAGTCTAATAAAACCTCATTACCCCCATCAGTAGATAGGAAAGTAGCTGAGTTTATCTGAGGGTAATCTGTACTTATGTAACCAGATGAAGCATCTGTGTATGTACCTCTTACAGCATTAAAGTTATCCCTCATAGATACTTTTGTGTCTATACTTAGAGGACTTCTTAAATCATCTAGAGTTAAGGTTTTAGTAGGTGCTACAAAAGCTCCAGCATATAGTCTCCAAGATCCAGATCCCCAAAACAAAGAACCACCACAAGTAGTTACCATTTTATTTAAGACATCCCCGTGGGATTCATCTGCTGATATAACACCGTTAACAGTAAATTGTTTTTTACCGTTTGATAATACATCTGTTCTATCACAAACAGCCGCCGCCGCTTCAAAGGAAGGGTAGTCTATAGCATCGTCAGAAAATCCATAAGTAGACTTTAAGTAGTCCCTTATAACCCAAGCACTACTCTTATTGTAAGAAGCAGTTTGTTCTACTCCATTGACTGTTCTAGTTATCTTCTTACCTCTAACTTCAACAGTAAATTGAGGTACACCGTTATTGTAAGCGTCTTTGTCATACTTTAAGCGACAATATATATAAGCTAAACCTTTACCTACGAAAGATGAACCTGTACTGGTTTCAGCATGTAGAGTTGTAGCTAGACTTTCACTAGAATTAGCAAAAGTATCTGTAGCACTTGTTTGATTACCTAAGTGAAAATAAACTTTTAAATAATCCTTAAATACGTATCTCTCACTGGTTATAGAGTTGAACAAATCCATATGGATATTACCTGTTACGGGGGCATTAGGTGTTACGTCATTAGGATCTCTTGTGTTGTTTTGTATAACATATTGTTCAGTTCTTCTTCTTCTATAAGGACTGCTTGTTACAACTTCATCATCCATAGTAACTTTTTTATCGTTCACGTATAGGTCAGTTATTTCATCTACTTCGTGTGCCGCTATAACTATTATCTGGTGTAGTATTTTATTGTTTGTTCCTGTGCTTTCTACAAAAGACACTGTTCCACCCTTACGTACTCTGCCGTATACAAACTGTGCAGGTGCTGTAGAGCTTTTACCGTTTACTAACAAACCAGCAGAGTCATTTATCCCAAGATTACTACTTGGAGGTTTAGGCATAAGAGCTTGTAGAGCCGCTGAAGTAACCATAGATACAGCAATAGAACTAACTGTTAAAACTGCGGCATATAGAACAGTACCTTGAGCGGCTACATAACCAGCAATAGTAGCAGAAATAGGATCTCTCTTAATTACCTCTTTAGGGTTTGTGTGTCGTAGTACGTTAAAAGGAGTGTTGTGTTTATTCATTTTAAAGCCCAAGCACTTTCTACATCTTTAATGTTTAATCTAATTAGTCCCTCTTGACCAAGGAATACAGCCCTAGACCCGATGGAAATACCAAGAGCAACACCTGTCACCCAACGCTGATTTTTCTTTGTGGTAACTAGGCAACCAAAGGTAGGAGTATTAAGTTTCACTAGCTTATCTGCTAGTGCTTCTTCTATGTTACTATACCCATAATCATGTCGTAAGCTACTTAGTCCTTTTGGGTAGACCTTGTTGCTTTGCATATATCTGCCTGTCCATTCGTCTGCGTAACCTATACCGTACATAGCTCTAAAAGCACCATTAGTAAAAGTAAAACAATCATTCACACCCCACTCAAAAGGTATGTCAACTAAGTTTTCAATGTATATATTTAAACGCTCTCTCGACCCCATGCTATTTGTTTATCCTGTATGCTTGTGACATAACTAAAGAAAGTGTCTCCATTATATCGGGATTGATGGTTTTCATCGGTATATCTCCAACCACTACTTCTTTCTAGTTCTACTAGCTTACTTTCAACTGACAAACTTATGACGCTATCTTCTGCACTATCAGATATAGACATAGTGTCCATCTTACCTCCAAATACTTCCGTTACATCAGATACGCTTTGTTCTCCCATGTAGACACGACAAGTTCTTCTTTGGTAAGGCTCTTGTAAAGCAAGAGATATAATTTCTGAAGGTACTCCACTTAAAGTTAACTCTAAGTTTTCGGCAGATAAATCTTTTACCTCTCCAAACTCTCCAACAGTAAGTAGAGTACTTGCACCAGTAAACACCTGATTGCTACCTTGCACGTTAATAGTTCTATCTCCTAATCCTGTCCAAAACCTTAAAGGTGAAGTATCAAACAGTAATTCTACAGCATAGAAAGGTCTTATGTTATTTGAAGTAAGAGCATTAAGTAATGCAGTTGTTATTGGTCTACTCATATTATATTACCTCTTGCGCCCCAAAGGAAATACCAAAGAAACTAGCATTATTAACTGACCAAGAAGTCTCGTTAGAGGCTAGTCTAAATACACCAGACGCATTTACTATGACTGCTGTTACTGAAGATCTGTCTTTACGTAGCTTAGGCCATATCTCTAGCGTCCCATCTCCAGACTGATCTACAAGTACTTTATGTAGGGTGGCATCTGAGGCAGTACCTAGTTGTATATAATCTCCAGCTTTAAGTGTACCAGTCATAACAACACTTACAGAACTTTCACCTGTATCTCCTGTAACGACAACACTGGTTGCAGTACCCCTTATATTCTTAGCTGATGGGTCGTATAGTAGAAATGACCCTAGTTTACCTCTTAAGCTCATTAAGAAACTTACCCAAGATTCTGCATCATCTCTGTTCATAGGTGGTAAAGTAATATCAGCTTCCCACTTCTCCCCATCATAGGAAAACACTTGTTGTTTATAGGTAAAAGGAGACATTGAAACTGCTGTAGTATTTACTGCTCTTAGTTCAATGCTAGACATACCAATATTAGTTGGTAAAGTTATTGGGTAAGAAATAGCCATTATGCCATTGCCCTTCCATAGTTACCGCCACGTCTTTTAGCGTTTAGTACTGCACCTTTAGCACTGTCTGCAATCTGTGGCATCATTTGTCGTATCTCAGAACGTACAGTTTGTTGTACACCTGTCGATACATTTATGTTTTGTACGATAGTAGTTCCAGAACCACCACCTCCACCAGAGTTAGGTGTTATGTGACCTCCCATTGTAGGGGTAAATACTTCTGGTCCACGTTCACCAACAATATATTTACCTCCAGCTGAAACTGGTCCGCCGTTAGCTAAATTATCTGTTATAGCACTCGCAGTAGCTCCTACATCTGGAGCGAACTTATTTTCTATAGCACCAGTTATCATACCTGTAATCTTCTTAACGACATAAATACGATACAGTTCTTTGATGATCTCTCTAGCCATATCCTTGAAGGCATCCTTAACAGACTTAGTACCATCTACCATACTCATCATAGCGTTCTCCATAGAGTTACCTATAGATTTATTTAGAGCTATAAGATCTGCCGCCGCTAACTTAGCCGCTTCATGTGCCTCTCTAGCCGCTTTAAGTCTATCCCTCTCAGCTTGTGCCGCTTTCCTCTTGGATTCAGCTAATCTTCGCTCGGCTTCTTCTCTATAATAAACATTAGCAAGGGCGGTTTGTTCAAGGTCTTTAATAAGCATAGCTTGTTCGTACTTCTTACTTCCTTCTTTTAGACCTAGCTTTTCTAAGTGTATTTTGAACTCTACCATCTCGTTTATTTGTTTAGTGGCAAATAAGTCCTCTTTGTTTGCGTGTGAAATTCTTCTAGCATGACCGTATTGTACTTCTAGTTTTTTCAAGAACTCATCTTGCTCTTGGTTTTGTTTAACTAGATCTTCTTTAGTCTTCTTCTTTAATTTAAGAGCTTCGTTCTTCTCAAGTTCAACATTTAACTTTGCAATCTGAGCTTCAATCTCAGCAACCATCTCATTATAAGACTTACCAAATACTCCAGCAAAACCTTGTTTCTTATCGTCTAGTTTAGCTAACCTTCTCTCATGGTTATCAGTTTGTTTGCCACTCATCATCCTCTCAGCTATCTCATCAGATAATGCGGCTCTTCTTACTTCATTATTATACTTAATTTCATCAAGAGCTTGTTTAGCTTTAGCTAGACTTGCATACTGGATACCCTGAGCTAACATATAGTTTTCTTGTCTAAGAGTTTTAACTGCTTCAGTAGTATCTTCCATAGCAGTCTTATATAGTTCCATAGAGCTAACAGATTCATCCCCTGCGCTCTTAGCCGCCATAAATGCACCAGCTAGTCCAGTACCAATAGCTAAGATCATACCTGCTATAGCACCAGCTGGACCAAAGATACCTAACAACTGCGAACCTTGTTGACCAAGGGCGACCATAGCACTTGTACCACCTTGAACCTGTACTGCGAAATCCTGTACCTGATAACCAACTTGTTGCATACCAACAGCACCGAAGCGTTTCATCTTACGTGTGTTGACATTTGCTACTTGACCAAACTGGTTTAAAGTCATACCAGACGCTTGAGCGTTCTTCTGTATCATAGCAAAAGTTCTTGAGTACTCGGCATTACTTATAGCACCAGTAGAAACTGCTTTTTGAGCCACCAATACCTGTTGAGTAAACACCTTCTCTGCTCTATATACAGGATCAATAGACATCTTGAGTTGCTTAAAATCAGACTTAGCTGACTTAGCGGTCATTTGTATGGTCTTCTTAGTAGTGTTTAAGTGTGTATTTAGAACCTTAAGGTCGCTAGTATCAACACTAACTTGAATTGTCTTAGCCATTTATAACCCTCATGTATATTGTATCTAAAGACATAACTGTCTCTACTTCTCTAGCATCTAAAGGTGTGCTAGTTAGTTTCTTCCACGCTAGTATTTGTTCGTATGTAATAGGATTAGGTCCACTAAACCCCATACTCCTTGTTTTACTCAAGGCTATAAAAGCAGACCATACGTGGGAAATGACCATAGGAAAGTCAGGAGACTCTAATCCTTCTGGTCTTATGCCAGTCTGCTTTTCTACTTGTTCTAGGTGTTCTCTTTCGGATATACCATCCTTACCTGACTTACTTAGAGAAAACGTATGTTCTGCATAGTCTTCAAGTTTAGTTGTCAGGCTTTGGTAAAATCCAATGAGTTAGCAACCGCCTCCTCAAGCTGTACCTTAATCCAGAAAACTTGATCATATATCTCTGTAGCTTTCTTAACTGTTAGTTCTGGCTTCTCTCCATCAAAAGTTATATCCCAACTCTTTGTTGTATTTGCTAGTACACTAAGTGTAGAAGCCTCAAGTTGTTCAGAAGTCATAGTCATGTCGTTACTTTTTGTAGCGGCTTTAATTCTCTTATTAGTCTGAGAGTGCATAACTTTCTTATACTCTTCAGAATGTGTAGCATACATACAGATAGTCATATTAGAACCGTCAGGGTTCGTAAGTTCTTCACCTGTATTTGGATGTACTAATGTGACATCTATTGTGTCGCTCTTGGGTGTTAAGTCTTTTAAATCCATATCGAGTTTCCTTATCGAGTTCGGGTTAATAAATGGGGAACGTCAGACCCGACACCAACGTCCCCCCACTCTAGCTAGAGTATTCTTTACGAGCGTGTAATACGCAAGTTAGTATCTTCTGATGAGTCACGTAAAGCGACAAATGTTAAGTTAACTATTCTGCTTGTAGGACCATCTACACCTACATCAGCACTGTTTATTTTGCACCGTGGGAAAAAGAACTCCATAGTGTTTGGTGTGCCAGCATTGTCACCTACAGTAACCTTAAGTGGTGTTTCTGTTTCATTGACAAACCTATTGATTAGTGAGGCATCCTCAAAGTAAGCTGAGAGAGTACCTTCTACTACAGCGTTACCTACTTCTAATGCAGGTGCGCTATCGTCACCAACGACAAAGGTAGGAGCAAAGCTGTTAGTTAAAGTAAAGTCCATAGCTGTAACTATAGCTGATGCTGATCCACCTATCTCTAGGTCACCTGAGTATGAGTCAAATGGTGAAGCTCCAGAAGCGGCATCTTGTGTCTTCTCTGTAGCACTCATAGTCATACTCTTACCGACTATACCGAATGTACCTGTTACCATAGCGTTAGGTGCTAGTGATACAGCTAATGTATTTACTGAACAACCTGTAAACAACCTAGCTTGGTCGATGTCAGCGGCATAGTCCTCAATAGAAAAGTACTTAGGTGTTGTACCTACTTTAAGTACGTTAGTAGACCAAGAACTTAACATAGCAGACTCTAGTAGCTCATCGAAATCTCCATCTCGAAGATCTCCTGTAATGTCTCCAGCTACTTGACGATTTCCGTGACGGTCTACTCTAGACATACGGTCAGCTTGAATGTCAGTACCTTCAACACGATCTTTAGTCATGTTAAGTGAATGTGAAGTGAAAGGTAAGTTTTGGAAGTTGCCAGATGGTGTCGTACCGAAAGTTGTTTCAGTAATGTATGACAGACTGGAACGTGAACCCTGTGCAAAGGCCATATTATATTCTCCTATAGAATTATGTGTATGCGTACCAACCAATATTAACAGGAACAAAGTACCAAGGGCTATCTAAGAAGCCTTGTTGTCTTTCTGCGTAGTCAATAGATACGTTTATATTATTTGATGTTAAAGAAGTAGTAGCCTCAAACGCATCAATGACGTTCTTAGCAAGGGTGTCTGCTACAGCTGGTCCTTGACCTTCTGGTGCGTAACAGTTGATTGAGAATAGACCATCATATCTCTGTTGTGGATTTAAGCCTCGTACAGCAGGTCTACGTGATACAGGGGCAAACAGTACCTGTAAATAACTAGTGCCAGTTGTAGGTACAAAAGAAACGCCCTCGTAAGCTATCTGAGGACTACCTGATACATTAGCAAGTTGTGTCTCTAATGCTGATCTTATGAATTTATGTACATCAGCCATACTTAATTCCTATCCTCTCGAATACTGCGTGTTGGTGTTTATACTCTACAAACTCAGCGTGAGCAGAACCGTTTCTTAAACTCACCATAGTAGTGTTAGCTAAGTCTAGTTGTGCTATATCACCATACAGTAATTGTAGACCTTGATTACCCTTAGAGGTAGGGTTCTGTCTTCTAGGTTTACCGTGAGATGACCCACCTCTAGGTCTACCAGAACCTGTACTATAAGAGAAAGATGTTATATAAGTTCCTGTATCTACAAAAGGCTTAGAGAACTCTATAGTAGTATCAGCTATATCCTTTAGGAAATCTTCAACTTCTTGTTCTATTTCTTCGTTAAGTCTTTCGAAGTCACCCTCTAGTTTATTAACATTAACTTTTATATTTGTTTTCATTACTCAGATACCTCACAGACGTAGCATACTGCTACACCAGAAGCATAGATGGTCTGTACGTTATTAATAGACACTGTGTCGCCTCTACCAGAGATTTGATCATTGTCTGTAGGTATTGCAGGTAAGCCAAGGGCAGGTATCACACAGTTACGTGTGCCACGTCTTATCTCGTTTAGTAGAACGCCCTCTTGTACATTATACATATAGGCAGTTATTTCATATTCTTTAACTGTACTAGAATATTCGCCAGTACTAGCATTGTAAGAACCAGCAGTAGTCTTTCTTAGTATTAAAGTACTACCATGACGTTGTACCAGTTTAAGTAAATTGTACGCTTGCATGTGACATCCCTATTCGTAATCAGTAGTTTCTGCGTCTATCTTAAATTGATCCTTGTTGAACTCTGGTCTAACTCTATTAGTATTTGCTCTTACACCCTCTACAGTGGAAACAGAAATACCACCTGCTGATATACCTAAGCTACCACCTAGTTTAGTTCCTTGATACTCTAAGGTATCTGCTAACTTAGTGTAGTGAGCTTGTAGTTGTGATGAGGCTTCTTTTAACGCACCACTGATCTCTACATCGACAGAACGAGAGTACTTAGCCGCTATAGCTCTACATAACCACCCACCAGCTTTATATACATTATTGTTAGCTTGAGCTAGAGCGAATGAAACTTCTTCATCTTGTACTTGCTTATCATTTAGATCTGTATCACCGATTAATAACCTAGTAGAATTTAATCTACCTAGTGCATCAGATATATTTAGGTTTCCTTCGTCGTAGCTCCAAGCCATTAGTCGTTCTCCAACTCTCCATAATTTCTACGCCAACTGCGGAGTAAACCGCGTTGCTTCTCTAGTATCTTAGACTTCTTACACTTCTTACGAGTAAACTCTGCGTGGGAATTAGTCTTAGCTTTTACTTTAGCATTGATCGTATCTACTAGGACTGCTAGTGATGCGACATCAAGTACTTCTAGTCCGTCTCCAACCTTAGCTTTAACCTCTAGGTCAGAGTTATGATGTAGAAAGTTATTGTTGTATAAGGTCTGAACAACGTCACTAGAGAGAGATAACTCTTTCCAAGGGTAATGTTCTGATCTCTTCCAATCTCTTCCTCCACCACTAAATTCTTGTTTTACAAATACGGGTCTGTCAAACTGAAATGGTATCATATCGGGTTCTCCTTAATAAAAGAGGTGAGGACACTTAAGCCCTCACCAAATGTTATGTATAGTTTTACGCTATAGCTGTGTTAAAGAATACACCTAAGTCAGCACCAGTGACTTTCATGTCGTAAGACATTTTAACTTGGATGTGTTCTGCAACCTGTTGACGCTTAAGAGCATCGTCTGAGAATGACTCAACTGTGATACCTAAGTTGTTTACACCGTCTAAAGTGTTCCAAGCAAATGTACCGCCAGCCATAGGTGTCATCAATCCAGCTGAAGGAGCAACGTGTGCTAACATAGCTGTTTTGCCTCCGATGAAAGAGTTGCTTTCTGCAATACCTTCTGCTGAGTCGTTCTTGACTGCTTCCATTACGTAGAAGTTAGACACTTCAAAGATCTCAGCTAGTTTAGCGTCTGTGATCAATGCAGGGTTAGCTACAGTTGATCCACCGTTTAAACGTGCTAGGATGTCTGGGTGGTTAATTAATACGTCACGTACTTCTTTACCTACAACCATTGTGTTTGGCTTGTATCCGCCAGACTTAAGTTGCATTGCACGACGTGCTTTAGTAATGTCTACGATTGGTGTAGCGTTTGTATAGTCTGACCAGTATGTGAACTCTGAGTCTAAGTTGTTGTCACCGTTAGCTACGCCATCATACTCTGTTCCCCAAACATTAGTTGAGAAGAATGTTGAAGCGAATTGCTCTTCACGATGGATCATCAAACGTGTCGCAAGTGTTTGCGCTCCAGCTGAACGAATTTCCAAAGCGGCATCTTCGTTAGCAAGTGTTTGTTGATCGAAGTCCATACCTAGACCAAATACGTCTGCAAAGTATGAGCTTGTTGATAGTGACATACCGATACGGTTCACTTCTGTACGTGGAGCTAATTTCTTAACGTCCCCTGTACGGTTCATGTTGTCACGGTCATAGATGTAATACTTATCTGACTGCTTCTGAACACCGACGATTGGGAATACTTTATCCGCAATGAAGTTTGTATCTGCTTGTGCGTAAGCGATAGTCAAATTAGTAAGTGGTTGATCCAGATGTACACTGGATGGTGTTAATAATGGCATAATATATATTCCTTAAATTAAGCGTGAGCGTTAGCGGCTAGGATCAATTCGATTGCGATGATTTGACCGTCAACACCTGCTTCGTAAGCACGACCAACGATAATGTCACCAGAAGCCGCATTGACAGCTTTACCAGCGGCATCGATACCTACGTCGTCTCCGATAGTTACAGTTCCGCCACATTTTACCATGACTTTACCTGAGTGAGTTATTGTGCAAGCATTTCCAGCCTCAGCACCTACAGCTATAACACCGATAGTACCTTCACCGTCTCCAGCTAAAACAGCTTTAGCGGCGGCATCCATTTTTGCGAATAAGAATTGAGAGGTGCTAAGATCAGCACCAGCGATTAGAGTGCGGTTGTCGCGTGATTGCGTTACAGCCATGATTATTCCCCTTTGTAGGATTTAGTGATAAGAGCTTTACCTTCATCGGTCTTTGCTACAGCAGAGTATGCTACAGCGTATTCACTCTTTTTCATTTCGTTAGTGTCCATGTAGGACTTTACAAGTGCATCAAGTTTATCTGAAGCGGTAGTAAACTCACCGTCAACGTCTGCCTTGCCTACTTCTTCCATAGATGAACCAAATGCTTTATCAGCGGCTTTTAGTACACCCATAACTTCTTCATTAGTCTCAAATGATTTGACTAATTCTTTTGCTGTAGCTACGTCAAAGTTAGGAAGAGCTTCTTCCGCTTTAGTTGTTAGCTCTAAGTCAGCTTTAGTAAATTCTGCTTCTTCCAATGCCTTTAAGATAGGTGCTGGAATGTCAGCCTTGTTGATTGATTCACCTTCGTACTCAAGAAACTCTTCTGGAGCTTTCTTTTCGATGATGTCTGATTTGATTATATAACCGTTTTCAATTAGAGATTTACGTAAACGCTCATTCTCTGCTTTAAGAGTTTCGACTTCAGCGTTAGCTTTATCTACTTCTTCTTTTTGTTTCTTCATGTCTTCATCGTAAGCCTTCTTAGCTTCTTCTTCAGACATACCCTTGTCCATATAAGGCTTTAGTTTACCTAACATCTCATCGGACATTTTTACTGTTGTTTCTAATTCTTCGTTCATAGTTTCCCCGTCGAAGTTGTCGCGCTTAAATAAAGATACCATTGCCTCCGCATTGGCAGGACGATCTACTAAAGATAATTCGTCCAATTCAAGCATGGTTAAAAGGTTAGCCATCATAGTCTTCCTTTGTTGCTTTGCCACCAATGCTAAAGGCGGCGAGTTCACCAGATTTTACCTTAGCCCAAACGTCATCGCTATAAACTTTAAACGCGACTATCCAGCCTTCACGGTCACTCTGGATGCCAAGGGAATCACCTATTTCTTTAGTGATAGGCATAGAATGGATAACTGCACCAATCTGCTCACCCTTGTGCATTTCTTTACCTACACGTACATGCTCCATAAACTTGTTTACGGCACTTACTAACGTGTCAGGTTTAATTACATCGCCTTGTCGGTCAACTACTGGTTCACCTTTTTCGGTTACTACAGAAGCCCAACCATAGACCATGCGTTGTTCTTCATCGGCCTTTAATATTTGACCTGTAATATCTTTAGTCATACTTCCCACTGTGCTACCACTCCACATTCTACAAGACCAATATCTTGCTGAAGTTTTATCTTTAGCTGTACTGCAAGAGTGTCTACTGCGGAAGTTAGCTCTAGCTTTAGGATCATCTCGACGAATTTCCATGTTAGGGTCGCCGAAAGTAACTTTAACTGTCTTGTCACCAGACTTAACGTATACACCAAACTTCTTACTAGACCCTTTTGGTAGTCTAAAAGGTTTGTTTAGTGGTTTGTCTGCTTTATCTACAACCTCAGCATATTTACTTAGGCTTGTTATCTTGTGACCAACAAACTGATTACGTGGTTTACCTTCATCATCAATTAGCTCTATACGTGCCGCTGGTTCCTCTTTAGTACCTGTTATCTTTACAGGTATGTTAGGTACTGTACCGTCACGATGTATGCTTCTTATGATACCTCTTGCTGTACCACCTGATGAAGACCAACTTACTCTATCTCCTACCTTAGCCATTAATCTAAATCCTCTTTAATAATAATAGTGAAGTAACCATTGTTAGGGAATGTCTCTACTGTATTATCAGCATATGTAACTTCTACTTCACCGTAGTAAGTGCCAGCAGTATTAGTATCTGCCGCTACCCAAGGGTATTGTACTATACCACCAGAAGCATTTGTAACTGTCATAGGAGCATCTACCTTAAGTGATGTTGCTCCAAACGCTTTCATGTGGAACCTAACACCATTGTTACCTGTAATGTCTATTGCGTTACCACTCGCATCTTCTAGGGTTACTGCCAACTTAGGGCTAGTATCATTCGTTTTAATTCTAAAAGCCATTAGCCTATCTTAACCTTATTGTTTGAGTCAAACCTAACTGAGTTACTGTTTGCTATTTCTGTTCTACTACCTATACGTTGGTTGCCTATGTTAACTACTCTAGCTAAAGCTGGATTATAGTAAGGTTCACCTAAGACTGGGATGCCAGTAATAACATTACCTAATAAGAAGTAGTGGTCTCCTATTATGACAGTACGATCTACTTCTGGTGTTCCTGTTGTAAGATCAGGAGTAGTAAGTACAGCATTGTATACCATGACAGTATCATCTACTGTTGGAACTCCAGTTGTTAAGTCTCCAGTAGAAAATGTCTCTTCTTCTGACATTGATATATCAGGTACACTTACAGCACCAGTATTCATGTCCCCAGTAGAAATTATGTGATCTTGGTTTATTAAAATAGTATCAAGTACAGGAGGTGCAGTATTTAAGTTTGCTATCTGTATTATATGTTCTTGTAGTATTGCAACACTAGGAGTTTCTGGTGTATCTACAGTTATAGGTCTAGCAACAAGCGTCTCTTCTTCTTGCATAGTCACAGAAGGTAAACTTAAGTTACCAGTATCTAAGTCTCCAGTATTAAGAGTTTGACCTTGATTTACTACAGCAACACTAACGTCAGTATTACCTGTACTTATATCCCCAGTAGAAAATGTCTCATCCTCTTGCATTGTAGCAGAAGGTAGATCTATACCTGTATCTAAGTTAGGAGTAGAAAGTATATTACCTTCTGTAATATCTGCACTGTCAGTATTTGGAGTATCAGTAATTATATTTCTGGCAGAAAGTGTTTCTTCTTCTGACATTGTTACGTCGTCAACAACTACAGAACCAGTATCTAAATTATTAGAGTTTAGAGTTTGACCTTGGTTTATAGAAGCCGTATCTAAATCTGGACTACCAGTGGAAATTGGAGTTACTGTGAGGTCATACCTGATTAACGCAGTAGTACTACCTAAGACTGGGTTTCCTGTACTAATACTAACAGCAGAGAATGTTTCATCTTCCTGTAGTAGTGCGGTGTCTAAATCAGGATTGTTAGTATCTAAGTCTCCAGTAGAAAGTGTTTTTCCTGAGTTCTTACTAGGTTGCCCTAATACTGGACTTCCTGTAGTTACAAATAACGCACCAAGAGTTTCGTCTTCTTGCATTGTGACAACAGGTACACTTGAAGAACCAGTTGTAATGGCACTAGCTGTTAAATCGTATTCTTCGCTCCCCATACCTGCAAAGGTAGCGGATGCAAAAGGGCTAGTACCAAACATTTATTGCTCCTAGTTCTCGTCACCCACATAACGGGATGTCCACATAGTTAATGAATATTTAACCCCAGACTTTAGCTCATCGACATAATGACCATGAGTAACTTGACTAGGGAAGAGTATACAACTTCCAACGGGTACATCTAGGTTTGTAAAGCCCTGACGTGGGAAATAGAGTGTAGCACCTTCATAGTTGTCGTTTAATTTAACGCTACCAGTTATGAGAGATGCGTCTGTGTGTAATCCTAAAGACTTCTGTGTGTCCATAGCGTATCGCATAGTAAAAGCGTCACGTAGACCCATATATTCTACAGGCTTCCAATGTTTCTCACATATCTTAAATAGTCTATCTCTCCAGAGAGCTTCATACTCTTTCCAAAGACCTAATCTCTTTAGTCTTATCTCTTGCGCTGGAAACTTATCTCCATCTAGATTACCCCAACCACCTAGAGCATCAGACTTAGCTATTAAGTCTTTACACTCACTATCAGATAGTAGTTTTGTAACTAGCAAGTCTTGTGCTACTTCTTTGTAGTCTAAATCTCTACTTGTCCTAGTAATAGGAGAGGATA